TCGGCGTCCGCAATGGCAGATGTCCAGCCATTGGCAGCTTTCCTGAGATCGAAGGCACGACGAGTCAGAAGTCCTGGGAGAACGATAGAATACTCTCCATTCTCCGTCGGATGGAAGAGGACTTTCTCTCTGATGGAGGTCACCTTCGTGATGGTGTTGAAGTTGGACATCTCGTCGACTCTGTTTGGTGGAATCCACACGGCCGCCATCCTGCCTCCCATGAACTTGTTGCCAGTGACGAGAATGGTAACCTTCACGTCCGTCGTCAGATATCTCCATCCAAGGAGCTTGCTCTTCACCATGTTCGAGTTGAGAATCTCGCGCAAAGGATCGACAACGTACACCAGCTTCCCTCTCCCACTTGCCGCGTCCCATTTGATGGTCTTCAGGGCGCGTCGTCGCTGGATGAAGTTGAGCACGGCTTTCTGGTCGGTACCGCGCATGAGCGGGTCCGGAAGGAAATCTCCTCCCTCGCTGTCCTCCACTTCTCCGGTTGTAACGAAGCTGTTGATCTCGACTTCCCTTTCTCTCTCCGCAACGTCTCCCATGTGCTCCTTAACGTCACCGGTTTGCTCTGCGACCTCATCTGGCACGAGTTCTTGCCATTGCCTGCCAGCGGGGCCCCATCTCGTCCCAGTGATGCCAGCCATGAGTCCTCCCTTCCATCCAGACGTCCAGAAGCAATTTCCCACGGGATCACCGTAGAAACGGCCCAAGTCCGTGTCATCCCTTCCGGCCAGATAGATCATGTTGTTGAGGGGAACCATCCACGCTTTGACTCCAAAGCCGGCTTGTCGCTTGATCTCAACGAGAGCGTCCGCGTACGAGTACAGCTTCCACAGTTTGGAATTGGGCTCTATGGACGGGTTCTGACCAATCTCAGCCTTTCCGCCGATGATGACATAAGCTCCAGCCATGTCGTGAGCATTGATCTTGTCGAGGGTGCTCTGCAGAAGAGAGTTGGTGCGGTCGATGCCTGCCACAGTGTTCTCCAAGTTGTTCTTCATACTGAGAACAAGTGGGCGAATGGCAGCAACGTCGTCTTTAACGGAACCAGTGTTCGACATCGTCGCGCTTGTGCTGTTGGCGGTTGTTTGCAGCAAGCCTTGAAGGGAATTGACGAGATTCTCGATCTTGATCAACTCGAGGATGATATCCGAGTCGCCTTCTTCTTCCATCGTCGCGTTTTGTGTGTATTCGAAGTTTCCGAGGTTGTTGGTTTTGTAGCTGTTGGATGTGCTTGTTACTATCACGCGGACGCACGAGTCTCGGCCTGATAGATGCTCTCTTAGTGTTGCCGCATATGCTGCTTCCGGAGCCCGAGACGATGAGAGTTTATCGAGTTCGTCTTGTGGTGGGGGGGCAACGCCCAAGCCCATCGGAAGGCACGTTTTCCTGGAGGTAAGCACTTGCTTCCATCTGATCTCGAAAGCATCCTGCATATCTCCGTAGAGGGGTAGTCCAGTGACCATTACTTGCATCAGAGTAATGATCTCGTTCCAGGTGAGCAAGTGCTCCGTGGGCACGCCAGCGTCTTCGCATGCGCACGCGATGCTCCTTCTCCAGTCGGTGAAGGTCTTGTGTCCGTACAGCGCTATCTCCCGCAGTGCGCTGTTGCATGTGTCGGAGATCGTTTCGGTGTTGCGGAACCAGAACAATGATGGTACTATGTCCTTGATCTCCATGTTGGCCACGCACCCGAAGGTTTGCGGCGTGAAGTGGCGCTTGAGGAAAGTAGCACTCTCCAGCCCCACATCTGCAACTTCATGTCCGTCTTTTGTGGCTGGTTGTAGGCGGACTCCATATTGCGCAAGGTCGTCAGCGAGGTCGTAGTAGTCGTACTCGTCGCACTTCCTCAGCACCAGGTCGTCACCGTACACTATGCACGCTGGAATCTCGAGCCTGCCGGTCATGTCGATGTGTGTGCACGTGAGGTAGATGAGGTTGGTGATGGAGTTGATGATGACGGTTGCAGCGTTGCCGGATGGATTCGAGCCCTCAGCAAGGTATGCGACTCCATCTCCGAAGTGGATGTTCCGCGCAAGCGCGTCTGCCACAGCACGATGAGTCGCCTCGTACTCCTCCTCGCTCCTGAAGATGCGCTCTCTCTTCTCGATGTTCTCGTTCTCCCAACGATTCGGCGGTACGAGGGTATGCCAATCGGCGAGAATCTGCAGCGCGTCCTTGATGACCTGGGTTGACATTGTTTTGTCAAACGCGCTGAAATCGGCACAGATGTAACGAGCCTCTCCGAAGTTGGGACCTCCGACGTAGATGATTGACGACTCCCACTCGATGGAATTGTAGGGATTAGTCCCCACTCGGATTGGGTGCAGGAAGCGAGACGACATGAGAGCATCCATCGCTGGTCCGTATACCGCTCTCACCAGCAAGTTGGCATTCACTGGGAGGACAGAGAAGACTCGCGTCTTCCGCTGCTTGTCGATCGGTCGCAACTCGTCCTTCAGAGTATCACACGAGATGAAATAACTCTGGAGGGGTTCTTCGTCTAGAGCGCACGCCACCATCTCGTCGATGCATCCTCGCGTTTCCCTGTTGACGTCTCCGTCAGCATCGAGGAGGAGCTCCTCCTTGGAAAAGCTCTGATGCGTTCGTGCAGTGTACGGAAGTCCAACAGATGTTTTCCAATCAACTGATTGGAAGAAGTTGAGCTTCTTGCAGCCGTGCACCACGCGGTCGTAGGTCATGTGAATGTTCTTGCTTTCACACTTCTGCATCGCATTTAGGAGGTACTCTCGCACAACTCTCAAG